ACGGTTTCAATTAAGCGGTCGTATCTCCGCACAACGTATGCTGGCCGAGCTTCGTTGTCTCTGCTTGCCGCGCTGCTGGCAAAACTAACCACTGCTGCAGGTTCAATTGAAACCGGAAATGTTGTAAGCCAAACGTCAAGTGCAGACGTTTCAGTCACGTTTTCCAAGCCGGGAGAAGGTGCTCCGTCTCCATCAGAAATGTTGGAAATGTGGGAATCACTGCTTTCGGACTACGATTACGCAGTGACGCTGCTCGCTGGCGATGGAATTTCAAGCCCAACGGACGAGCAGATTTACAATAAAATGTTGGGATCAATTTTGGTTTCAACGACTCGCTACTATGGTGATTTCACGCAATTTCGTCGTGAGCCCACAACTCGGATGTCGTAATGGGAATTATTTCAACAATCCGAAATCGGCTTTTTAAAAGCCCTTCGAATAAGTACGAAGGAGCCGGTCAGAGTTTGCGGAGGTCGTATCTTGACACCTCTTACACCTCTGCGCGTTTTGATGTAACATCTTCAACTCGTCAGGCAATTGTTCGGAAATCTCGATTTTTCGAACAAAATAATGCCGTGATGAACAGATTGGGGGATCTGTTTGAAAGCTACACGGTAGGATCAAGCTTTTCGGTTCAACCCGCCTCATCAGACCCTGCATGGAACCTAAAAGCCAAAAAGTGGTTCGATATTTGGAGCCGATATCCCGACATTGGTTCTCGCCAATCTTTCGGCACGTTGATGGGACAAGCCGCGAGGGGCTGGTTTTTCGATGGAGAGTCTTTCGTTCTGTTGACCAAAGGAGAATCTGGAAAACCCAGAATTCAACTGATTGAAGCTCAGTCAATTTCTACCCCCGGTGGGATGGAAAAAGACGAAACAGTGTTTGATGGAATTCGCTTTGACCCACGCACAGGTCGCGCGGTTTCGTATTTTATTGGTTCAGAAAAAACGCAAGGAAACCTGACTGATGTTCGGTCAATTCCTTCGGATTCTGTTGTCCATATCTACGAACCTAATCGTCCCGGCCAGCTTCGTGGATTGCCTTTTGTTTCTTGTGTTATCAACGACTTGCACGATCTCGACGACTTGCAGAAGCTGGAAATGGAAGCTTGCAAACTCGGAGCCTCGGTCGCGCAAATTGTTAAAACGGTTTCTGGAGAAATTCAGGCTTCCTCTTTAAGGGCTGGAATCACTTCGTCTGCAACGCAAAACACTGCCGAATCCTATTACGAGCAAGTTTTTGGTTCTGCGGTGAAGGTGATGAAAAACGGCGATTCGTTCGAACAATTCGCTACGGAAAGGCCGGGAGTAAACATGCGGGAATACTGGCGGCAGCTTACCGAAAAGGTTTGTTCCGGTGTCGGTATTCCCTACGTTTTGGTTTATCCAGAATCCATGCAAGGCACGGTTTACCGTGGTGCGCTAGATATGTCAGCGGTTTGGTTCCGCTCTCGACATCAGGTAATGTCGTCAGCGGCTCGTCGTATTTACGAATACGTAATGGAGTACGCGATTAAAACCGACCCAAACCTTAACGCTGCACCTGCTGACTGGTACGAAGTTTCAATTACCGCCCCTCGCTCTCCAAACGTTGACGTTGGCCGCAATTCCGCTGCTCAGTTGGCCGAGTTGGAAGCTGGAATTGTCACTTACGATGAGGTTTACGGAGCGCGTGGCTTGGATTGGCGTTCTTCGCTAGAAGCAAAAGCACAGCAAGCTTTGTTCGTTCGTCAGTTGGCTGAAAAGTACAACTTGGATGTTTCCGAGATCTCGACGATCCAAAAGGAAAAAGCTCCCAGTGTTCCTGTTGCTGCCGTTCAAATAGACACTGAGGACGACGCTCCTTCTCCGGTTGCCGCTGCCGATAACGGTAATACATCTCCGGTGGTTGACGACACATCCGTTACTGCTGTAGTAAAGAAACAACGCAAGCCGCGAGCTAAGAAAACCCAATGAGCTTCACCAAAAAAACGGATTGGTTGTATTACGCTCCAGCGGCTTCCGCTGGTGAGACTGCGACCATTCAAATCTTTGACCAGATTGGCGAAGACTGGTTTGGTGGTAGCGGCTTGTCCGGTAAGCAGTTCTCTGACGTTCTCAACGAAGTGGGCAACGGTCCGCTGCTTGTAGAGATCAACTCTCCCGGTGGTAACGTTTGGGATGGGTTGTCTATCTACAACCAGTTACGCGGTCGCAAAGCTCCGGTGACTACCCGAGTGGTTGGCATTGCGGCTTCGATTGCTTCGATCATTGCTCTGGCTGGAGATAAAGTAGAGATGGCTGATGCCGCTCTAATGATGATCCACGATCCTTCCGGTATGGCTTCTGGTACTTCAGAAGATATGCGGAAGATGGCTGACGCTCTAGATCAACACGCTGAAGTGCTGGTTGGAGTGTACGCTAAAAAGACGGGACGCTCTCCAGAGTCCATCCGCGCTGCGATGAAGGCGGAAACTTGGTTTACCACCGCTGAAGCAATTCAGTTTGGTTTGGTAGACAAGCCGATCAAACAGCTTGCGATGGCCGCTAAGTGGCATCCTCGCGCTGTTACCAAGACCGCTCCCGAGACGGTCAAGAACAACCTCCGAAGAGGTCTGGAGCAGTACGCTGAAGGTTTGGCTGGTGATGGTCTTGAGAAACAGACGGTTCTTGAGGCTGAATCACTCGTTGCCGGTGAAGCTCCCACCGAAGACAAGATTCGCAAAGCTAACGCTTGGTGGGGACGCAACGACCGATTCTTGGAAGCAGAAGCTAATACTCCTGCCGACGTAGCAGCAAATCTCTGGGGTGGTGCTGCTGGACGCGATTGGTTCCGCGCTCTGTACGCTCAATTGGAGCGTGAAGAACTGGATGAAGATGACGACTCCCCAGACGACAAAGTTTCTGCGGATGGCAATAACGCCGTCAGCGAAAATGGCAAAGTTTCTTTGCCGCAACCAACACAACAACCCGACACAAATATGTCCGATAGCACTACTGTGACGGCTGCGGCTGCTCCTGCCGCTTCCGTTGACCTCGCGTCCATCATGGCTAAGCTCTCCGCTCTGGAAGCCAGCATGAAGGTTCCTGCCGCTGCTCCTGCTCCTGAGCCGGTGCGTCCCGTTATTGAGAACCTTGGAAACCCGCTGCTGGAGAAGCATCGCGGTCTCCGCGCTGGTGCCGAGCGTCGCAAGTTCCTTGTGGAGAACCACAGCGAGCTTCTCCGCCAGTCGCAGATTCACGCCCCGCAGAACGCTAACACGTTCACCTCGACGCTGGTTGTCGATTACCTCGCTGATGCGATCATCACCGTTGCTGCCACCAAGCTGGCGATGGTTGACGCTTTCAGCCGCAACGTGGGTCTCGACAATCTGCGTCCGAAGGCCACCGTTCGCGTGAAAAAGTTCACGACCGGCACCGCTGCTCAGGTCAATCCCACCAACTGGGAGACCAACAACGATTCGACGCTTGCTGCCACCTCGGTGACCGTTGACCAGATCAGCAAGAACTTCACGGTCACGCAGGAGGAACTGAATCAGGGTTTCGCTCTGGCTGACCTCGCTGCCGGTTCTGCTGACCTGTTTGCCTACGGCATCAGCGACAAGATCACTGCCGTGATGACCGCTGCCAACTACGGCACCGCGATTACGATTGGCACTGCTGCCAACTTCGATACCAGCGACCTCCCTGCGATTCTCGCTGCTGCCAAAAACTACCGCTCCAAGAACCTCGTTCTGGACGGTGGACACATTGCTCGTCTGTTGTTCTCGTCCGCTGCTAACACCTTCCCCGATGGCCGTCTGGCCGCGCTGGCGAACGGTCGTTTCGGCTTCGATGTCATCGCTGAAAACAACCGCTGGACCGGTGCTGAGACCAACACCGCTGGCTTCGTCTGCGGTCCCGACGCGATCGCCATTGCCGCCGGTCTGCCGGTTGGAATGGTTGCCGGTGAGTTCATTGAGCAGCGCACGGTCACGACCAACAACGGTCTGTCCTGCTTGCTGTCCGTCTGGTACTCCCGCGCTACCCGCTCGCACATGGCGTCTTACGACATCATGTTCGGTGCCGCTGCTGCGGACACCACTCAGGCCGAGGTTCTGATCACCGCTTAATCATACCGGATATGCGTATCGCAACCACCATTGCAGTGGACAAGAACGGTAAGAGCAAAATCGTTTCTGGTCCCGATGTTGACGCGACTCTCCAGCGCGACAGCTTCAACACTGCGAGCGTCCCCGAAGGAGGCAAGCTTATCCTGTGGATACAGGGAGCCTTAGCACCGAAAGTTCGTAAAGGTTAATCCTAAAATTGGGGAGGTTGCTGGAAAGTTCCGGTGACCTCCCCTCTAACCGATCAAACAAAATGGCTGTTCAAACCGATATTGCAACGCAGGATTCGATGGGGTTTCAGGGATTCCTTCCCGTTACCACCACCGCGCTGCAATCCGCTGGTTATGTCGCAATCCAAGTTGTCGAAGCTACTGTCTTGACTAGCATTGCTGGTCTTGGAATCAGTGGAACTTGGACTGGAATCACTCTGCCAACTGGTTTCATTTTGCGCGGACGCATCACCAGCTTTCAACTCGCTTCCGGCAAAGTTGTCGCATATCTCGCTCGCGCTTAATGACGCTGGACCTGTCATTGGATCTAGCCGCTGAAGGTGATTCAGCGATTGACCCGTATCCTCCTGCCGCACGGAATATGCTGCAAGAGGATGATTTCCTAGTCTTCCAAGAGGACGGGACTTCCAAACTGATTTTCTCACTCATTACCGACTAACGCTTTCTCAATATGCCAGACTCAAAGATCACAGCACTTGCCAGCACTGGAACCGGAACCGACCCCGCCAACGATCCGCTGGTCATCGTGGACGTTTCCGATACGTCAATGGCTGCAAGCGGAACGACCAAGAAGGTCACGCTGAACAATTTGCTGGCTTGTTCTCCCACCGCCACCCTCGCCTCCGCCACCATCACCGGCGATCTGACGGTTAATACGAACGTCCTGAAGGTTGATTCGACGAATGATCGGGTGGGTATTGGGACAGCGAGTCCGGCAACCATCTTGGACATCCAGTCTGCTGGTGGACTTTTTGCGCGTATTCAAAATACGACATCTACAGCAGACGCATATCTTGTTGCAAAAAACACTGTCGGAGAGGGTTTCTTTGGAATCAACGCGACAGGACCATACATTTATACCGCTGGAAGCCTTCCAATCACCTTCACAACGGCTACCTCAGAACGCTACCGAATCGCATCCGACGGCGTAGCCACTTGGTCAAACGTCGGCGGAGTCGCTGGCACCGCCATGACTTTGAATTCTACGGGGCTGGGCGTGGGGATGTCTGCTTCCGCTATTCTGTCGGTTCTCAAAAGCTCAGCGACTCAAGCGACTGGCCTGATTCTGCGGAACGCCAACGGAACCGACGGCAGTTCAATTTCGTTGGATTTTGAGACTTCCGCTGGAACATCTGGACTTGAATCTACGCTTGCCGGTCGAATCAGCGGACGTCGCGTAGGTAGCGGAACTACTGGAGCGTTGGATTTCTTCGTCAACAATGCTGGAGTTCTTGGAACGGCCAAGATGACAATCGACTCCACGGGCCAAGTGGGCATAGGCGTTACGCCCAGTGCGTGGGATACGGCAAATTACAAAGCGTTGCAAGTTTCACGCACTGCCGTCGCATCGTTGAGCAATATTGGAATCTTTGCCGCAAACTGG